TATATCATAATCAGGTTTTAAATCTCTTTCATCTCTCTGAATTGTAATTTCACCACTTTGCCAGTTTTCATTACCATCTTCATCAAGCATTGATAATCTATATCTATCATCTTGATATATAGGTGAGGATAAATTAAATCCGGCATATATGGTCGAATATTTAAAGAAGTTAGTAAACACTCCTTCTATTTGACCGAATAATTGTGTTGATAAAAGCATCCCTATCAACACTAATCTTTTAAACATTTTGTTTCTCCAAAGTAATTAGTTTCTTACAACTATAAATATAAAACTTACTTATAAATCAAACCGAATTGTGAACGCCATATCATATTTTTTTGATTTTTTTATTGGTTTTGCCAACTTAGAAACTGCCAATAACTCATCATTATCGTTATATAACCCTATTGAAGTTACATAAGTATGAAAATCTGAATGTGATACAAAATTTTCTAACTTATATGTAGGTTGTACCAAAGTATTTTCTTGGTATTCTTCGTATTTTGTATAATGTCCAATTGCTGGATATGCACTAGTTGTTTCTTCTACACCTTCTCTAACTACTGGAAAATATTCTAAATTAGAACCTACCCAATCAGACCCAGAACCTTCAAAAGTTGCACTTTTATTTGTTGGTATATTAAATTCATTTTTCTTTGCTATAACTAAATATTCGTGTTCGTATATTGTTTGAGTATTTTCAAATTCTATTTCCCAACCATCAGAACCAGAACCTAACCCAACATCAGTATAACTTCCTGTATCTGTTATACAAACCAATCCATGTTGATAAAATACATTACCAACTGAACTTCCACTATTATTACTGTCTGGTGTTCCTGCCGCATAACTTGAACTAAATGCAGTATCATACATATTACCATAACCGTCATCAACTAACACAAGTGTTTGTGATGTACTATTATCAATTATTCTTACACTACCTGGATATATTTCTTCCCCAAAAAATTTACGAGGAACATTAAATACATTTACTGAATGGTGTAATTGTCGTCTACGAGGTGTAGAAAGAGTTGTTTCATTAGGTCTTGGCCAAGCAAGTTCTAAATCATCAAAAGTTTTATCGGGTTGTGGACAACTGACTGACCAAGGATTGGGTGTTTCTTCACCTTTTACATATAAATGATGAATTGATCTCCATACTGGTTTATGATACCAAGTACCAACACTATACCATTCATCTTTACCGTGTCCTAAAGATTTAGATTCTTCACTAAACGCACCAATAGATTGTGAAGCGGCACTGGCAGAGTTAAAGCCCAATACACTTCCACTATGTCCCTCAAGAACAAAGACACCACTTCCAGAATCAACTTCTGTAAAGGAATATGCCTTATGAACCTTAAAGGGTGTGAATTTAAAATCCCCAACACCAAGGTTCTTAAACATACGCTTTCTCCCTTAGAAGTCTAATCTGACTTTTATAGTTGCTTCTCTGGAAGGCGTTTTTAAGAACGGTTTGGAAATTTTAGCGACTGCCAATAATTCATCTGTACCATTATACAAACCAACTGTAGTAATATAAGAACGAGGATCCGTTAAGAAATTAGGATTAGTTAAATCTCCATTACTTCCTGTAAAATATGTTGGGTTTTGACTATAATTAAACATATTGTTTTTAACTCTACAGAAATAATGTGTTGATTTAATTTCTTCTTCACGTCTTGCTTGAAAATATCCCGTACCAGATGCATCTGATTTAAATGCTTTAAACAACTTACTATGATTAAAGTCGTCCGCGTTAGCTGAACCACCACTTCCTAAACTTATACCACTTGTTGACCCCTGTGTTTCGTTGGGTGCGGTGTCTAAGATTGTCTTATCAAGATAGATTACACCTAAATATGGATAAAATCTACCATAATATTTCTTAGTAGTTCCAGTACTATATCGGTATGCGGATGTTCCACCTTGAATTGAACCAGACACTACATTAAAATATGTAGATGCTTTTCCAGTTTCAGGGTTTGTAGTAGCATCACTATCATCAATTAGACTTACTCCCTCGGCTCCATTAATAGTTTGTAAATCTATTTGCCAATTACCTGGATCCATTTTTTCTCTCATCCGTGCTCTAGCCACACTAATGAAATATCCATCTGGTGAATTTGATTCTGCTCCCGTTGCCCCAATTTTAAAATATGTTTGGGATGGGGGAAGTATCAGATTCTTAAATTGTCTATAAATTGCCTGACTTGGATTATTACCTGATTGAGCATTCTTTGAACCACTTCCTGCGAAGTGTCCGTAAGCAATACTAAATTGTACTTCTGATGTAGTTGAGGATGTTACTTCGTTGTGAACATCTAAATAATATTCACCACTACTACCACTTTGCAAAGATGAAGTAAACATCCCTGCCGTTGTAGATGTAGCATCTAATTTAATTGCTCCACCAGACCACATTCCAGTAGATACCGTTGATGTTGTTTCTTGTACATCACTTTGGCCATCGAATTCAACAAATACTGCCATTTTTAACTCCTGTTATAATAATTTAAATTTTTCTTCATTAGGGCCCTTGGCGTCGTCCGCCTCGTTTACCCGATTTTTTACCCGATTTTTTACCAATTCCTTTATTAGCTAATTTATCTGCAAGTGCTGCTGCTTTCTTTGCCGCGGCGGCTTTGGCTGCGGCGGCTTTTGCTGCGGTTACCACGGCTGCTGTCGATGGGAGTGCCTTTTTCTTTTTCTTTGGTGCAGGATCCTTACCTAGTCCGAGGTTTAGCTTGCCTAAATTACCCAACTTACCCAAATTACCTATCATGGGATGCCCCGATTTAGCTAACTTCTCTAATGCGTCTTCATTTACCATACCACTAAATTGACCAGGTTTTATGCCCGTACCTGCTAATGGGTCTGGCTCCACTTCTTCCATTATATCTGGAATATCCTCCAGAATTTTTTCTTCTTCTATTAAGTCAAGTTTTTCTATAATTTTTTCTTCTTTTATTATTTCTTTAATTTCTTCAGGTAATTGTTCTGGGTTAAAAGTTTCTACAATCTGTCCACTTTCACTTAATGTAACCGCCCCACTACTACTTTGTATTGGTGCGTGTCTCCTACCAGCATTAATTTTTAATTTAACTTTTGTTTCTTTACCAGTTTTTGAACCTTGTAAAGTTACATATACTTCTCTTTCAACAAAAGAATTTTTATCTGTTGGAACATTCGGTTTAAGAAATATTCCTATTTTTCTTCCTTGTTTTACTGCTAATGGCATTTTATTATTGTCCTCCTAAGTAGGCCTTTTCTCGGATCGTACATACGGTGATGCTATCGTATCTCCTTCAACAAATATATCAACAAAAGAATCATCACTCAAAGTTATTGTATAGTTTTCATTTCCACCTAAATTTAATGTTTCGGGTGAAAGAACTATATTTGATAATGCACCTTCTAAATTTAATACTTCGGGCAATCCAGTAATTTCTTGTTCAAATCTACTCGTATTCAATTCACTTGTTAAAAGTGTTTTCATCACAGAACTCGTTCCATCTTCAGAAGCGGCAGCTGTTCTTGTAAATGCTTCTAATACTGGCATTCCTAAAATAGTAGCATCAAAATAATCTGGACCCCGTGTATCAGTAACATCAAAATTACTATAATCCACACCATCATCGGATAGTGCAAATTTAATTATATTTAAATTCTCACCTTTGGATAATAGTTGTCTACCTCTATCAGTTAATACGGCGTCTACAAATATTGCTTGGGATTTATCTAAAAAACTCATATATTATTAACTCGCTGACGTTACTGTTACGGTTATACTGGCTGTTGCACCACTTGTTCTACCTCTAACTATCAATGTAGTTTTAGCGGGTGAAATAGTAGAACTAATTGCTTTACACTTAATATTCACGGTATCACCTGAATTTCTGGTAGTAATAGTTTGAGAACTTCTAAACTTTGTTCTTGACTCACTATTAAATCCTCCTGAATCCGTTTCGTCTCCATTAAGATATAAAAATGCTATATTGGTATTCAATAAAGTATAAGAATAAGTTTCAGACTGTTTTAAATTTTCAGTCGTTGGATTTACAGTAACTGCTGTTCTTGTTCCTCTACCGTCATTACCTGTTTGGTTAAATGATAATGAAATACCATTTTTTACTTGATCATCAATACCAGTCAAATATGCCATTTGAGTTGGATCTGGTGAACCTTGTAAATGTGTAGTATCTGCAAGAATTTTAAACTTCATAACTGACGCTTCGTTAGTTACGGCCTCTAAAACTGGCATGTTTTCTAATACTGCTCCATAATAATCTGAACCAGATGGGTGTCCTGGATTCCATAAGGTATAATCTATTTCATCATCACCTAATGCGAATTTTGTTATATTGAAGCTACCATCACCCTTTGCTAACAACTCACGACCTTTTGTTGTTAGAATAGCATCTAATACTTGCGTTGTTTTATTTAAATATCCCATATATTAATTCCTGATTTTTCTGTTTATTTCCATAGAAATACTTGAAATGTCAAACTGAAACCTCTTATTAAAAGTTAATCCTTCAAGTATAAATATAAAGTTTTTAATTAATTTAGTCATCTTCTTCTATTTGTCTTTCTCTCTCAATACATCTGGTCCTGTATCTAATTCGGTTGTTAATTTAACATTTGCTGAATCAAAGGTAGTGGCAACATATGGATTGGTTAATACCATAGTGACTGCATCATAGACAATTTGACCACTTAAATCCTTAGAAGGTAATGCAGTATCTTTAGTGTTTCTACATCCATTGAATTGTACTCGTTCTAGTGCTAAAACATCGTCTGCCTGATTCTCATAACTTGATGAATTAAACGATACTCCACTTGCATTTCCTTGATAATAGTTTTCTCTAGTACTATAAGTAAATACTTTCTCTTTATTAAATTTAGATGTTCTTTGTTCGTCAATCATAGCAATACTTTCAGTAAATATTGAACTAACTCCACCTTGACTCACATAACTTCCCGAATAATCACTTCCATACCCTCTTGTCATATGTCCAAAATTCATTATTGAACCAAAGTGAGTTGTTTTTCTCTCTATATAATCCTCATAATATTTTAATTCAGCTAAATTATCACCACTCAATATACCCATATATTCTATTTCATTCTCTATTACAGGATTTTCTGCATGTAATTCAAATACATCACTACCACTATTTCTTAATTTAGTTAATGTATCTTCAAATACTGGATATTCTCTAAAAGTTGTTTCTCGTGGAATTTTATTTCGTTCTAATATATTATTTTCAATCAATACACCTACGGTTGCTTTAGCTCTAGCAGGTATCAATTTCTTAACTTGACTGAAAACACTATGGTCGAAATAATTTATTAATCTCAAATAATCCCAAAAGTTATTACTTCCGTTATATTTTCTCCAATACTTATCTGCAGTTTGTTTCAATCCACCATACTTATCATAGGTTTCTCTTGCATTATCTCTTGGATCACCTAATTTATCTTCTAAATCTAAATCAGATAAAGTAAAAATAATATCTTCATTAATAACATCAACTGGAGAGAAATATATTCCTAATCTTTCTGAATCTTTTGTCTCTATCGAACCTATATTTTTCTCAACTCTATATTTTGTTGATAAATTCAAACTACCTTTAAACTCATCTTTTAATTGTCGTGGTGAAATTCTTGCTTTATTTGCACTTCGTCTGATTCCACCAATTGATGGTAATGGCTTTTTCAATCTATCTACTACATTTGAATAATTGTTCTCGTCTTAAAAATTCTTGGCAAACCCCGTATATGTATAATTAGAAGTTGCTGCCGTATTTCTAATAGATTTCTCACTATCTGCTCCCGTACCATGATTTGTATCTTCATTAAAAGATAATCGTTGTACTAATTCATTCATAGAACCTGTAAAATTGTTTCCTACAAAAGATTGTGGTGTTTCCACGTGTGTATCAAAATGTTGCTCATCCAATGGTGTGCTCCACAATCTAAATTCCATCATTGAACCACTAAATCGCATATTATCACTCGGCACTTCATGTACTGAGCCTGATACAAATCCTCCGTGAGAAACATCTCCACCACCAACATATAAATCTCCATCTTGTTCCCAACTACCAGAATAAGATGCAGATGCTGCGTTTGACAATCCATCAATAATAAGTGATTCACGAGTTTGGTATTGAATAACATCTCTACCCGCATCAAATTGTTTAGCAATTATATCAAACTTTAATGCTCCAGTTCCTATTTGTCTCAACTCTCCTTTATCGAAATATATTGTTTGTCCGTTTGTTTCATTATCTAATCTCACACCAATAAATTTTGTTTGTGGGTGTGATATTTTTGCCCTAACGGTATATTTTTCCCACTTAGTTCCTATACCATACATTGCTGGATGTAATGCTCCATATCCCCAATTTTTCTTTTGAGATGGATAATATGTATAACTTTCTTCTAATATATTTCCTTTTTCACCCAACTCCATAATCCACATTTGCATATTAGCACCACCAGTTTTAGACCGTGCATAAACACTAAAATCAAATTCCTCGGCAAATGATGCAGATGCTACTCTTGCATCTCCATAAGTACTTACATTAGTACCATCATCATTATTTGTAAATGGATAAGTGTATGCTTCTCCACTTGACTTTGTATTTTTAAATCCTAAACTATAACTACCATCAAAAATATAAGAACTTTGTGAAACAACTTCTAGTGTTCCACCAGCACCAACGGATTCAAATGGTGTTTGTAAACTTCCTGTTTCAAAATTATGTGAGCCTATTACCGTCCCTGCAGAACCAGAATGTAGTCTTGTAGAAAATATCTCATCATTAACCAATTCTTTCCGTAACATCACCGACCAAAAATCTCCATTAAAGAATGGTAATAACGAACTTGTAACTTCTTTAATTTCTTCAGCTGGTGAGCCAGATGCCTGAGAGCCACTAATTGAAAACGCTATTGAGGCCATATTATCAACTGAACCATTATCTTTTAAATGTATTCCCCATCCAACTTCTTGGGGGCCTCTATCCATATGAACCAACTGCATATTAGAACTTGATACTGCCTTAAATCTAAACTCAACCGTTTTGGGTTTCATACCAGTATCTGCAGAATCCTTCCAAAGTGTATGAACATATTGAGCTTGTTTAAAATCTAACGCCTTTGAAAATCTACGAACTGCCTCATAATTAGGATTTACTTCATTCTTAGTTGGGCCACCATATTCTCTAACTCTCAATATTGTAGATGGAATACCATAACAAGTTATCAATCCTTTTAATGCCTTTAATGTTCCTTTAGCCTTTAAAAACAATGGCATATTTGTTAATATTCGTTTCCATACTTCTTTACTAACATCTCCCAATGGTACTGATGAAGAGGATGTTATAGTATTATCTTGTGCAACTAATTTACCAGTTGTATATTCATCTAACTGTACCAAATCATGCCCGTCATATAATTGCCAACCAAGAGATTTAGCCACCGTAGAAGCTAACTGTTTAGGTAATCCTTCAGTTAAAGATTCTTCTCTATCATAAACAGAAGGTAATTCATCTATATAATTTTTAATGTTATCAAAATGTTGTCCTAACATTTTTACTAATCGTAAAAATACTTCATTTTCACTATCTCGTGATATATGGTCGGGCAAATGATAAATTAAATAATCCCTATTATAATAATCATAATTTGATGCACTTACTTTTTGATTTTCATACCAAGTATCTGCTACAGATTGTGTAGAATGATATAACACATATGGTTTTGAAGTATTCTGTTTTGGCCAAGTAGACTCATAATGAATTCCAAAACTACTTGTGGTAAAAGAAGAACTTTCATAATAAAGATATTTCTCATACCCATCAAAGTTATTCTTCACTTCATCTATTTTTAATTCTAAAGAATCTAATTTAGCTTGTGATCCAGTCACTACCGTGTTGGGATCATTTCCTAAAGCTCCCGAGCCTGTATATAATCCAGCAATAGAAGAACTTTCTTGTTCATATCCTTCAAGTTTTTCCAACTTATATTTAAAATTTGATAATCTTTTTTCTGCCGAACTAAAATGCACAAAATTATCATACATAGAATAATCAACATTTAATTCTGTTTCATTTATACTACCACTTATTACCTTATTTATAATATCCCTATAAAGAGAACTACTTTGAAAAGATAATTCAGCCCAATTTTTATATTCAGTTGTGACTGGCTGTATTTGTTCTGATACTCCATCCGAAGTAGGGGGCAATAATATAGTTGAGGGTAATGGAGTCTCTATCCAAGGAATTAACTCTACACCAAAACTCTTATTAGGTATTACTTCTTCTACTATTTGACACGTACTTCCTATATCATATTTTTCTGGTAAAGGGTTATATAATTTAAAAATTCCAGAATTTCCACCATTTTTATTATTAACTATTAAACTTCTATAACCATCCCTAAAATACATATATGTTCTAAGATTACTTACAGTAGATTTATTTGTTCTAAAAAACATAGGTTTATCTACATAAAGTGTATCATTGGTTGGTTCTTCGTATAAAAATAAACCAGTTCTTTCAGCGTATTCTTTTGGTGTTTCTTCTAATACTATTCTATTAAGAAACTCTCCATCATAACCAACACTCGAAATTTTTCCTACATAATCAGCGTATCTTTTTACTTCTTCAAAAGTTGTTACTGTGTCTTGTCTTGCTTGTAAATCTCCTAAATCATACTCATCAGTTATATAAAAATAACCTGCTAAATCATTTACAGTACCATCTAAATCACCCCAATCACTAATATAATTCCCAATCTGGGTGCTTGTTATTGTATAAGCGGAACTGGCTAAGATACCATAATCATCCCAATTCATAGTCAGACCATTAATATCTTTAAAGTTTCTTAATACGTCTCTATTTTTAACCCACCACTCTTGAGCCATATTATGATATTCTACCTCTACGGAGTTATCATGATCCCTTGCTAGGTGCTGCAATTCTTCCCACATATCAATGATAGGAGTTATATGGTTCTGTTGAATTGCCTGTTTTAAAGACATTCCAACCACCAAATCATTAACTATAAACACCCCACTTGCATCTCGTTGTAATACACCAAGATTAGGAAGCCAAGAATCTGCAGTTCCATCATATATCCATTGTGCCAAATCACTAATTGTTCCTGTTTGAGATCCCACGGGTGGTATGAGTGGTCTTGCCTCTACTTCAGTTTTCGTTACAATTTCTGTCTTTGGTACTTGTTCAACTGTAGTAACAAACATATCCCTTAATATAACACTTGTAGTTCCTTCAACATAAGATTTATCAAATTGTTCTCGTGTAACTACGTTAGTGGGGGAAGCCGTACCAAACTCTATAGAATTATCTCCATGTGCTATTTGTCCAGATTTTACTCCTATTCCAGATGAACCAAAGTTTTGTTCTGTTATTAGGTCTATATCGTCTATCTTCTGAGATAACGGACTTTCAGTTCTTAAATAATATGTATAAGTTGGATTAAATAATATTTCTGTTTCTTCTAAATACTTTTCATTAGTAATATCTATATTTGGTGATATAATAATCTCATCTCTAAGTGTATTAATATTATTAATCTCTAATCCCGCATCAACCGAACCCAATATGGTGGTCTCATCTAACACATCCTTATATATATTACCATCTTCTGTAGTTGTAGTGGGGCCAGAATAAAATTCACCGCTTAGATCAATTGAACGAGCACCTGGTAATCCACTTTTTCTTCTTAAAAATTCATATTGAACATTATAAGTTCCTTGATCGAATCCCAATCCTCTCAATTGATTTCCAATATTAAAGATGACTTTACCATCTGAATCTAAATCAAAAGTATTCGAATTTAAAAATTGTGATATTAAAACATTTCCGCCCGCATCGGTTACTGTAATTTTTGCAAAATCATTTGAAATGGGTGGTGTGTTAACTGGTATATTTAAATCAGTAAAAGAGGCACCAAACCCCGTTGAGACACTCGACTTAAGTTTACCTTGGGATAAATTTTGAAGATCTTCTTGTAATAAAATACTTGACATTAGAAGTTTTCGAAGGTTATATTAATATATAATGGTATTAAATCTTCATCTATATCTGGTATAGTGTTTGGAACTACAACCTTTTGCCAATTTGTATCAAAATTTTCCCCACTTCCAGAACCAAAACATAATAATTGTCCTGAATCATTTTCTATCGTGGGATAATGAGTATCTTGTTGGCCAGTTTCTTCTATATAGTTATCAACATACGTCATCATTTTATCAAAATTATCTGAAAATTGTTTTTGTTTTAATGAACTATATAAAGGAACATTAGGTAATTCACTTTGTTTATATGGCATTATCTTACTCTCCCTGATTTGAACAGCCACGTTGTAAATCCAATCCAAAAGTCCACTTTCTTGACGCCCGATTGCAATGCAAATCTATAATCATCGGGGTTCTCCTTTTGCCATATTTTGGTATATTTACCAAAAGTTTGTCGTATAAACTTCTCTTGATTTCGCTGTCTGGTTTGCCAGGCTTTTTTTCCTTTACTTAACGGCATTATTTTTCAACCTTGAATGTAAAGTCATTATCATGAATATCATTAATCTCATTAGCAGTTCCACTACCACTTACAAATTTATATAATAGTTTATAATATCTCTCTGCCTGTAATCCATTTAACCAAAGATTAAAATAATGTCCAGATGAATCACAACTCACAGCAGAGTATTGGTCAAATGGTATTACGGTTTCTTCAGTTAATGCATCTTTAACAGAATAAAATAGAGTTCCACTTGGGAATGCATTTACTTGTAATGCTCGAGGTGTAGTTTCATAAGTTTTAGCAGGATATCTTTGTCTACCAACTAATTTAAATTTTATTTTTGAATTTTCTTTATATGAATCTCTCATACCTTTCATATAAAAAACTATATCGTCTAATTGAGAACCACTTAATGTATTTAAAGAACCTACATTATATGAAAAATCTTTCCAAACTATTTCTAACTTTGGTTGATAGATTGTATTTGTATCTCTTGAAAAGAATTTAAATTGTCCATATTCAGATGAATCTCCTTCGGGACAATTTGAATCATCATTACCAACACTTCCACTTCTTTTTATAATAAACCCTTCATTTGAATAAGCTGAACTTGAAGCAAGTAATATACTAATAGGTTCAGTAACATTCATTCTCATATCATATCTATCATAATCAAAAGATTGAGATGCAAATCTTAAACGTCCAGCACTTCCACTATACCAAGTTCCACCTGTATTATTGCTACCACTTATCCATTGAGTGGCATCATTCTGTCCAACTCTATATCTCCAACTAACACCCTCGGTTGTTTCTGGGTCATCGTGAAATGTTCCTTCACCTGCTGTCCAAGATTGTGAAACAATGTGTGCATATAAAAGTTGTGAAGTTGAAGTTAATCCCGTAGAACCAGCATCATATAGATTTAAAAAATATGAAGCACTTGGTTCAGGTTTATTATTACTTGGAATTAATCCATCTACTATTGAGCTTGAAATTTCTGTTAAATCAAATTTAATTAATGCTCGAGATACATTGATAACCGAAGCGTTATCATTCATATCTTTACGAACTTCTAATATTTCATCTAATCCAGTATTTCTACTTTGTGTTGCACTACCCTCATAAAGTGTAGCGTCTGCATCTGCGTATATAAAATAATGCATTTAATTATCTCCTAATATACATCACCAACTATTTTGCCCTCAATATCTACATTTGGAAATCTAATTTCAAATATTGATGGGTCTTTAGCTGGATATATTACTCCATTTTTAACTACCGTAGGATCAGTAAAATCATATAATACTTCATTATATCCTTTAGCAGCATTCCATTTATTTTCTATAATAATTGGTAGATTAAATGGGTTGTCGGTCTTTGGTGGTACAACTCCGGCAACACCGTCTACATCACTTATAAGATTTGCTATATCGGTTGTTACTATTGGTTGATTGATTTGCCATTTCTCAATTCTAAAATGGTCTTGTATAGCCTTTGTTGCCCGTAATAATACTTCAGATTTATTAAAATTTCTATTAACTAATATAGAATATTTTACTCCTATGTTAATAATATAAGCATCTTTAATATTAATAGCATCAGTCAAAACTCTTGTTTCTCCAAGATATCTCGATAAATTTTGTTTAACCAAATTATTACAAAGAGTTAATTTATTTGTGGCCGTGTATCCAAGAACATACATATTTAATGCTAATGGATTAGCTTCTGTGTTGTTACCAATATCTAATAAATCATTCTGTACCACATATGCTTTAGCAATAGAACCATATTTAGGTGGAAGTGTATATGCTCTAATCACATAATCTTCTTTTGTTACTGACCTACTTTGTGCTTGAAAGAATGCTAATGTATTATTTCTAATTTCCTCAATAGATTCTTCACTCTGGCCTCCAGTAGCCTGACTCGGATTGGTTACAGTTAATGATTCTTTAGCAGTAGTAACTTCTGATGTGGTTAATGTAGAATCTACTGCCGCGTATACCAAATTAGACCACGCATTTAAATCTCTTACTTTAGCATTATGTCCTACACCACCACCATGTGCATATGTGACTGTCAATACAGTATTGGAAGGTGCTTCTCCATATGCTCTCGTGTTGGTAAAATTCAATGGGTCAAAAGTAATTCCTAATTTAGTTGGTGAACCTGATATATTACTACCTACTGAAGTTGGGTTTGGTACTATTTCTTCGTCGGGTGCAACCAATATTCCTGCACCAAATCTTAATTCTGTTTTTTTATCGGGTCTACGAAATGTTACATATCGTTTAGAAGTTTTTAATAATTTTAAAACATATGGTGCTGTACCTGCAAATTGTACTAAATTTTTATCATTGTCTATATTATTCTCAAAATCACTCAATACAGTATCTTGAGCTAAGAATGGAACTTCATACCAAGTATTTCCGTCACTATCTGTTATTGAAATTACTTCTGTGATATTAGTTTTACCTAATAAAATACTATCATACTTTGTAGCTGCACCAAATGGGAATGTTTCCGAAGTAACCTCTCCACTAATTGCCTTAACTCGTTTTGTTATTTTATATCGGGTTGGAGTTCCAGTGCTATCTGTTAATGATACTTCATAAGTTCTTGGACTCGAAGAACTATTTACTTTAAAATTACAATCTTCCAATAATCTATAATCCACTCCAGTAGTATCACTTGAAACACGAGAATTATATCTAATATTAAGTGCATAATCCCAATCTGGTTCTAAATTATCGTCTGTACTGGCAGGTGCCGTATGTGTTAAAGTTAATTCTACTATTGCTGGTGAAATAAATCTTGGTTTATATCCTAAAGACTGTGCTATATTATAAATTGTATTTTTTTCTTGTGCAAATGGTAATAAACTTTCTTTAAAAGTATCATCAATATAATAATTTAATACATCTCCTACATATGCTGCCATTTCCACCATCATCATTGCAGGTGAAGTTTCATTAAAATCATTATAAACGGTAGGATAGTATGTTTTTGCAAACTCTATTAAATTGTTACGTAACGTACCAAAATCTTTTCCTAAATATTTTACTTGTTTATCAAACTCTGCCATAATTTTACTCCGTTATGTCGTAGAATACATCTAAAACTTCTTCAAATCCTGTTAGATCATTTTTTAAACTAAAATGTACATCAACATTTAATCTATTATCAACTTGTACAGTAACCGTTTTGCCTATTTTAAGATAGGGTAGCCAAGTATCAACTGATTCTTTAATCATTTCTTCAATAGTATCATTTATATCATCACCTATTTGTTCAAATAATAAGTTATGAATCTCACATCCAAATTCTGGATGTCCCAATCTCTCACCTTTCATAGTTAATAAAAGATTTCTTAAATTATATCTTGCCTGTTCCAAAGTAGTTTTAGTTTTTCTAAAAATACCATCATTTGCAAATCCTAATGGAAATGCTAAACCTATAAAGATATCTGGATCTTGGTCTTTTTCTCTTGAACTCGGCATTTTATTTATTTTTCTTATCCATTGCTTTTATTAAAGAACTATAATCTCGTGTTAGTGCATCTTGTGTTGCTTGAGGTACATCTTCTACTTTAACACCTGGTACACTTTTAATGGTTTGAACTGCTCCAATTTCTCTCTTTTGTTCATTACTACCTGCACCACGAACATCACCATATCCTAATAATTCTGCTGTTCTTGATGAATCAAAAGTTTCTCCACTTAGAGTAGGATAATCTTCAAAACCTTCTTTTGGTTTTTGTTTAAATCCCGCGGTTTCATTTAAAATTTTATTAAGAGTTTTATCTTTAGAATAAACTGTATGTTCTTCCGTAACTTTAGATTTTGAAACTGTCTTTGGCTTTGGTTTCGTCTTGAGTTTAATAGATTTACCTTCAGTAATAAATATTTTATTTATTTCTTTTTGTACTTCTTCTCGTACAGTTTTAGCTATATATTTTTTAAGTCCTTCTAACTTCATTTTATCATCTCCTAGTTTGTAACTTACTTTTTACCTATATTATTTAATGCTTCTCTTGCATTTTTTAATCCATCTAATGCCTGTTTGATTGCACTTTTACCTTGTTCTTTAATTACTTCTGAAAGATCATCAGATACTTCTTTAGATTTTTCTCTTAGTAAAAGTGCCGCTGCTGATGGCCCTCCTGTTGGATTAGCTACTGCTATACCCTCTTGTACTTTTATTGTGGTATCCGCCACATCAATAGTAACTTCATAAGACTCTAAAGTTGTATTCATATCGTCCAAATCTTTAGTTTTATTATTTAATTTTTTTCTTAATTTTTCAACATCTTCCCTCGTAAGAGTACCTTCATATTCTCCTATACTAATTTCTGCCTCTAACGCATATATACTATCTATCTTTTTTTGTAAAAATTTTTCTAATGCTTTACCTACTGATGTTTTTGCCATAATTAACCTATCCGTAAATAGCTGCTACTGCTGTTGGTAGTCGTTTCTTTCCTATTGGTTTATCAGTAAAAGCAGTTTCAAATGATTCATATAAATTTCCATCCTTATATTGTGCTATTCCATAATTTCTAGCAGCTTCTTTTAAATTAGCTGATGTGATTACAAACTCCGATTGTTCTCCTATTCTAACAATCCATTTTTCTCCAACTTCTCCACCACTTGGTATTTTAATTTCCACTCTTGATTTAGATCCAGTTTTAACTATATCACCATTGTATAATTTATGTTTAGGCATGCCTCTTTTATCATTTACAAATACTTTACCCAATGGTAATGTAATGATTCCTAATGGACTCAATAGTATTTCTATTAGATTTTCATCAACTATTTTTGTTTCCCAGTTTGTATGTCGCTTACCTGAATCATCCGTTGTTATTATTTTTACTATCTTTTCTGGCATCTTAATATCCTGAATTGGTTATATAGTCGTTAAGTTCTTCAATAGATTTCTTCGTGGGTGGTTTACCTTCTGGATTTGTTTCATTTTTATATTTAGAATTAAATATTTGTCGTTGTATACTTTTTAAAATTGTTGTCTCTTTCATGAAAACGGCTCCCTGGACAGGCCCTCCTGATACAGTCATGACCTGGCCGCCACTAACAAATTTATCCATTATACTAACGAGTTGATCCACTAAATCTTTTATAAAATTTCCATGAACATAAGGTTGTCCATTAATAAGTATTTCAGGAGAATTAATAGAGACTTTTTTAAACCCATTGATAAATATTTCTTCTTTTTTAGATTGAAAAATCAACCTATCACTTTCTATTACAATTTGGTCTCCAGTTAATTCTGGAAATTCATCTGCCCCTTTAACTCTTTCTTTTAAATCTAAAGGTATTCTACTACCTTCTAAATAAATAACACTTCCTTCATTATCGAAATATGGTGTAAATAAACCATCCTCATTAAATTTATTCGTATTATTTGTTATTCTCAAACAAGGCTGGGTTTCATTCTTACTGGTAAATTGTATAGTTTGACCAAATCTACCTTGAATAAACTTATCTCCATCTTTATATCTTGGTAATGGTACAATCTTTTTAACTTTTTTATTTACAACTTCTGAGGCCCTATTAACTTCTGACTCTATTGGTAAACCAGATTTACCAAAATTTGAAATATTATAATTTAATTTTCTATCAATAGAAAAATCTCTAATATAATATAACGTTTCATTTGGTGTGAGTCCAAATTCAAATACCATTACATATTCATTCTCAGAAGGTAGCTCAAAATCCCTCAATGAAAATGGTTGAATCCACCTATTTTCTAATATTTTATTATATTCAGTAGTTACTAATCTTCCTTGAATTGCACCATATAACTCACCACTTTCTACACTTGTATGTACCTTCTTAACCTCACATACATCAAACTGTAAATAGCGATATGCATCTGAATACTTTCTTATCATATGATAAGCCTGTGCCTCAGTTACAAAACCATCCTTTTTTCCTTCTCTAATAACTTTGGTTCTATCAATTGTCGGCATTTATTTTCACTTTCCTATTCACTTCATCTGTATAATCTTGAGCTTCTTGTGCAACCTTTTCTATTGAACCTACTAATTGTTCTTTTTCTTTTTCAGATAGTCCAAATTCTGACTCCGAACCCTTGCTTTCAGAACTAACTAATCGTTGAACTATTGATGCCATCTTTACCAATTGCTCATCATTTTTTACTTTAATTTCTAAATATTCTTTGATAGCAGGTATTAATTGTACTGCAGTATCACCATCTTTGATGAATCCCACAATCTCTTTTATAAGAATATCTAACTGTTTTTTATTATCTGATGAATTGTTGTAAATATCTTCAAATACATCGGATAACGATTTTTCTTTAAATACTTTAAAATCTGACATTTTTGTTCTCGTGTTGTTTGATATAGATTGACTCTAATATAAATATAACATTAAATTTATTCCGTTTTATATAAATATATACTAAAAAATTAAATTCTTTTATATAAATAGTTATATAAGAGGACTTTTTATAGTCCTAATTGATGCAATACTAAACTAACTGGAGAAAAACCAATGAGGGAAGTAGTAACAATGGTCGGAGGATGGATAGATGACATAGCGTCTCTATTGTTATCCTTTGTAGCCATCGGAGCCATAGGCGAAGTATTATTCGGCAGTGGTTTCTTTGGTGTTAATGTTATTAGTAACCTAACATCTATTATAAATGGTTTCGGTGAATCTGGCTTTGCTGGATTAGTCGCACTATTGGTGTTGGTGGGTTTATTTCGCAAATAAGATGTGACGTCCCGTCACTCACATCTGTGCATAAAAAAACCCCGATTTAGTCGGGGTTTTTTTGTTTTTATAAGTTAAATATAATTAGGCGTTAAATATAGAACCTGTATTGGTTGTGTCTATTTGTCCTAAATTTTGATAATCATATATCATATCCTTATAATGTTTTTTCATAACATTAATAACTCTAGTAATATGTTGAGTATTAGAACCTGTCATTTCACGAATCAGAATGTATAATGCCTTCTTATTGAAATTCTCTACATTTCGTCGTTTCCTAAATAATTCTATAACAGAATCTGCAACCAATATATCTTTTTGTCTACGGAATATGTTTCGAATATTATTATCCCAAAACTCTAACATTTGTTCTATAAATTCGTTATAGGTTTCTTTAGATTCCCGTTCACTTTCTTCAGAACTTAGATTTCTATTAAAATCTAAAACATCTAATGATTTAGTTATTTTCATTTTTTTATAATTGTTGTTATTATGAAGAATTAAATAATTCTTTCCAACAATACTGAAATAACTAAATGCCTTTCCCTTACCTTCTTTAAACTTATGTATATTCATTATCAAATAAGACACTACTTCATTTTTTACTTCAGTTAATGGTATATCAAAATAATAAAATTTAAAAGTATGTATCAAATTTTCTGCTAATTTATCAAACGCATAACCAATTTCAGCTACATATAAGTCGTTTTTCAACATCCTATCATCAGTATTATTATACTGAATAATAGCATCTTCTGTATCTTGTGTGAAATACATTCTTGACTTTGCTTTTTTACGCGGCATCTACTTCTTCTCCTTCTAATTCCTGTAGTTCGTCTACAGTTTCTTTAATGAGTTTAAATGTTGTTCCTACTTCATCATCAGCTTCAAAATGTCCTTGATGATCGATTTCTTGTAAGTTATCTCTAACTTGTGTTATCTTTTCAGAAAATGTTTCCACCCAAGTTTCCAACATTTCTGTTTTTTTTGTTAAATTCCAAATCACATATCCTTCTCCAAGAACAAGTAATCCTAATAATATTTCTAATACCATTTTTGATTTCCTTCGTATTTATCTATTCTATTCATACATAACTCATATGTTTTCGGGTCTATTTCACTACCCATATAAAACCTATCTGAATTAATACATGCAATAGCAGTAGTGCCTACACCCATAAACGGGTCATAGACTACTTCACTCACATTAGTAAAATTCTCTATACACTTTTGTGCTATTTCTATTGGCATATTATATGAATAACCTTCATAGTTTTGATGTTTATGATCCCACACATCTATTTTAAAATCTTTCTTATAATGTTGTTTACATTTCTGTTTAGCAAATGATAAAACAAATGCATAGTTTAATCTATATAAATTTATACTTGGTGATTTTCTCCAAATTTTTTGTGATACTAACTTATATCCTAAATCAAACATCATATCTATAACCATTTTATGTTTAGGTATAATAGTTGAATTGAATTTCCTATCACTAATAACTACCGTAACTACGTGTTTAGTCGGATTTAATTTTTTCAATACATTACTAACAAAACTAAAATATTCTTCTGAATCACTTTTTGGATTCATATTAATTTCATCATAATCTGGAGGTGAGAAAAATGCATAATCATAACTAGATTCTTTATTCAATCTATCCATACAATCTTCTAAAAATATATTATTTATCTTATTCACCAAATAGCTCATTAAACAAATCTTTTGCTGATGCTGTGGGTTCTGGGTCGGCCTCTATCTTTTTTACTTCTTTAGCAACTTGAGTTGATACACTTTCTTGAACTCTATCTCTAATACCAGCATTCTCATATTCTTCTTCATACTTCCATTCTGTATATTCTGCTCTTGTTGCCATATGGTCGGCCCAATGTATTAAGTAAGGTAAACTTGAATGAAAACTATTCTCTGGTTTAAATGTTTTCAAATATTGTTTATTTGAATCATCATACATACCATCACTTACCTTTATTGCTAAATATTCTAATTGTGAAATTTTAACATCAAAATGTTGTAATAACCATAATGCCCTATCTGTAACACTCATATATTGTAACTCTGGATTATGAGTAAACCACTCATTTAATTTCTTTCTTCTCCAATCATCATCTTGTGGTAAATAATATTCATGGTCTAAATCACCTACTTTACCTAAGTCGTGGTGTAGTGCACTAAATACAAGTTCTTCTTCATTAAAATCAATCACTGCACCAATCTCTTGATAGACTTTCATTAATTTCTTTGCCGTTTCCACTACGTGTAATACGTGTTCTGTATAACCACCAATATGACAATAATGATAATTTGGTTTACCACTAGCTGGTGCTACACACATTCTATCCTCAAAGTATTCATACATCTTCAAGAGATTTTCTTTTCTCTCTCCTTCAAATGTATCCTCTACTAATTGGATTAACTTATTCCAATTCTCTTGGATTTGTTCTGGAGTTAATTCTTTCATTTTATTTTTCATTCCTTATTTTTGTTCCGCTAATTTCTTTAATTTCTGGTGGTGGAAAATGTTCTATAACATCATAACCAACATCTCTACCATAGTTTATAGATTCTATATCTGGTATAATCATAATTTTAATCAAACCCTCATCTATAAATCCTTTGAATTTCACTTGTAGATTATCATAAACTTCTTCACAAGTATATGGATTATTTTCATCGGGTAACATATCACGAATACAAATCAAAACATTCTTACCCTCTTTGAGTCTTTGGTCAATCAACCATTGATGACCGTTATGCCACGGTTGCCATCTGCCGATAAACATCGAGTATTTCAGCTATACACTCCTCTATTGGTTTGTTTGTATCTATATCTGTAAAATTATGTAATGGTGGTTCGTAATCTTCTACAAAATAATCTTCTTTACCTCGTATATCCGTCGTGTGAAGATAGAACTCTGTTATGTTTCTATTTGATTTTAGTTTTTCTCTCATATCTCTATAAGGTGAAACTAATGATACCAATACTAAATAACCTTTATCATCCATTACTTTTGCCATATCGATA